CGGATGGTGTCATACACACGCAACAAAAAAGGCATTTGTAGATTTTGTTAATATCAATGTCACCAGTCGATGATACTTTTGCTTTTGAGAATTTACTTGCGGCTTTACGCATCTCAAATTCTTTTGCAAGCATGGTAATGTAACGTTCGTTCTTCTGTTTGAAATCTTTGTATTCAGATTCAGTTGAACTAGTTACAGCATCACCATAATGTTCAGTATAAAACTGTTCAAGTTGTTTGATTACACGTTTTGCAGGTGTAATGATTTTATCTAAATTGATTTCTGTCGGAACATGAACATACTTGTATTCTTTCGAACTTTCGTCAAGCAATCTTGCTTCATTGCGACGGAAGTTCTCATCAGTTTCCGCACGTGGAGTAAATTGATTTTCAGTGGATGGATTAGAATCCTTCTCACGATTTACTTGACCTGATTTATTTTTGTCCTCAGATGATTCGCCTTCACCAGAAGCTGAGTGTCCCTGGTCACCATCACCTTCATCACCTTCTTCACTTTCGGAACTATCAGAACCGAAATGATGTTCTGATTCACCCTCAAAAGTATCATCGGTGTCAACTTCATCATACATATCTTCCAACTCATCCATTTCTTCTCGGAGATCAGGATTTTGTTTGAAGAAATCTTCCATCAATTGTTGTTGTTCTTCTTTCGAGTATTCCCAAATTTTATTGGTAACTCGCAGAACATCTTCCCAAGTTTCAACACCATGAACTTCATTCAAAAGTTCACGTTCGGTGTCGTTATGAAATTCTACTTTGAAGAAAGGACCGATCTTGAAATGAATATTGATACGGTCAATGAATGCAAGTGCTCTAGTACGACCGTCCAGACCAAAGAAATCTCTACGATTCAGATTGTCGTATGCACGATGAAACGGACCAACAATACCAGGATATTTACGTTTGACTTTTTTCTCAATGCGAGCATCTTCAATCACATTAAGAAAATGTTTGTATGCACGACCATTCTTGGATGCAACATCATGCCATCCATCAGAAGGTGTATATAATGCGTGACCAACTTCATGTCCCATCAAAAGATCGTATAGATCACCATCCATATCTTTCCAGATTGGACAAGTAAGTACACGGGTTTTGGGATTGAATGAAGCTGTTTGAACTTTACGGTGTTCTACCGTTATGTTTTCCGTTGCCATTAGTTTGGCAAGGATCGATTTTGATTCTGCTGTAATCATACAGACTCCAATTACTATTGAACTTCTAGTATATCAGTCTTTATAATTTTTGTCAAGTAACCGTGCAATTGTTGCCGTAATGTTGTATCTTTGGCAATTTCTTCCATAATTGCCGGTAATCCATGATACTGCATTGCCGAAATGACATCATTTACACTGTGGTAAAAATGCATTTCTTCTTCTTCGGATATTTGTTGCCAGATAGAATTGTCCATATGATTATGATACTACATTTAGAAAAAACTGTCAAGCGAATTCACCTGACCTTGTTTATAACATTCTTTCCACGAAATCTTTGCAGCTAAACGTGGTATGCCTTTCCATTGTCCACCTGTAACTTCTTTCTCATATAACTTTACTATACCCGGATGAAACTCTGCAAGTTTTTTCATAGCGTTATTATGTCGTTCCAATGTTCTTTCAGATTCACAACCACCTTCTGATTGTGTTGCAATCGTATCTATTCTAAATCTATTACTGGTACGATTTGCAAATCCTTTCTTTAATAACTGTAGTGTAACATGGAAGTCCTCAGAGAACTCACAACCTAACCAATCTAATTCGTTTGCAGGAAACTTTGTTCCATCGTAATAAACGTTTGCACAAAGTCTAGTTACTTCTTTATATTCATTTTCACGATCAGGTATATTCCATGCAACATCCATACCAGAGAAAGTTATTCCTTGATCCATCCATTCACAAACTGTCTTTTCCCATTCAACAAAGTCAGATTCTTCCATCTTTCTTTTAGAATAGTCACCAGCTTCATCTTCCATTCTTGTACGATAGAATGATAGATCATCGTCAAGAACTGCAAAACGTTTATCTAAATTTTGTTTTACAATCCATTCTCTTGTAGGTGCCAGTGTTTGAATATGTTCTGGTAATACAACTATAGGATACTCACCATACAAATGTTTCTCACGATCTTGTACTACAAGAAATGTTTTTTGTTTCCAAACATCTGGAAGATTACTCCAAGTAATTTGTTTACTTGATCTACCGTAAGTAAGAATAAAAATTTTATTTAACATTAGCCATTCTCGTATCACAATAAGAGACACAGGACAATCTAGTTCCTGGTCCTTCAATTTCACTTACTCCATGTTGTTTACGACTGTCACCAACAAACACATCACCATCACCAACTGATATAGCTACACGATGTTGTGGTAGAATGAAGTATGCACCTTTGAAGTCACCAACTTTAAATACAGAAATACATGTGAGACTTGAATTCAAATCTCCCGCATCAATATGATATCCCATCATCGATGTATCATTCTCTGTGTATTTGTTTGCTGACATGGTAGTAAAAATTGTACCATTCAATCTATGTTCTTGTTTGATATACTTGTCTGCAAATGTAACTTGATTCTTATATTCTTTTGGTGCAATGAAGTCGTAAGCCTTTGCAGCATATTCATTCATGTCAAAGAATACTTTTTGTTTTTCTGGATTCTTCTTTGACCATGCATCCAATTCTACTTCACCAGTAAATCTACCTTTCTTGTATCCAAGTAGAACACTATGAATTGCTTTACCTCTTGCGACGGTATCCCATGTACCATCTTTCTTTTTACGAATCAATGCATTTCTAGTCTTACCTTTAAACTTATAGTGTTCACCTTCTACCCATCCAAACTTTTTAAGTAGTTCATCTGGATCCCAGGGTCCTGCTTGTGCAGTACGTAGATCGGAAGTGTGGTTTATTTCCATCATTGTCTTTACACAATTATCATAAACATCTTGTGGAAATACTTTACGTGCAACACCTGCAAGTAGTTCTCTTTCGCCAAACATATTTGCAGGTCCCCATACACGAAAGTCATCATCAACTTCATCAGCATCAACCACTAAATCATAATCATCTTCTGTTGGAACACGACCATGAAATTTCTGTGATTCATCAAATCCAAGATCAGTGTCTATAAAAAACTCTTTCATTGATTTAATTCCTTGTATGGCTTTAGAACATTGTTGTATAGATGTGATGAGATTGCTTTCATAACTTTAGGTGCAACCATCAATCCAATTCGTTCTTCCATCGCTTCTTCACTACCAGGTGCAAACTTAAAGTCGTCTGGTAGACTCATAATACGCATCAATTCTTTAACTGTGAAACATCTATCTTCACTTGGATGAAAGTAAGAATGGCATCGACCAGTAATTGTTGGCGATGGAACATCCCATGAACATCTGAAATAATTGAAGTACGATGCTTTGTCTTTAAACTTTGCAAGTTTAGGTTCGTTCGGATTCTCTGCTGCAACATCCATTAGATAATTACAAAACTGCATCTGTTTATGTGGATTGAACGGAATCTTTTTTAGAACTTCTCTTGTTACTATATTACCATTAGCAACTCTGTCACGTTCGATCTGGCATTGATTTGCATATTCTGGATCAGAATCTAGTCCATCAAACGCACCAAGTAATGACATCTTTTGATTTGATGGTTCTGGAAATACTCTTGATTGAATATTCAGAAAGTTCCAACCCAATACATCTGCAACGTCTTGTCTCACGCCAATAATAAATGTTCTTTCACGACCTTGCGGAACACCAAAGTGTGACGCATTTAGAATCTTCCAACTGCAAAGATAACCAATACTCTCTAGCGCATTAAGAAAACTGTTTAGATAATCTCTTGCACTACCTGCTGATAATGCTTTTACATTCTCAATCACAATAGTTTTTGGTTGCAAATCTTTTGCAATACGAATCATCTCTAATGTTAGTTTCTCAATCTGAAACTGTTTATGTCCATGATAATTCTTTTCTTTGTCCCACGACTTCTCACGTTTACCCGACATAGAAAAGTGTGTACATGGTGGAGATCCATCAAAGATATCAAGTTCACCTGCTGTTAGATTTGCAGCATTTAAAAACTGAGAACCTTCAATCTCTTTAATATCTCCAGTAAGAACTACAGTACCAGGATGATTTAGTTTGTAAGATTCATATGCATGTTCAACAAATTCATTAGACACAAGTACCTTACCACCTGCAAGTTTATAACCTGTAGATGATCCACCTGCACCAGCGAACGTACTGATGACAGTAAATAAATTTTGTTCTGATGCGGCATTCATATCCGCAAGTGTATAAGGTTCATACTTCATAATATTATATAGGCTTTTAACTTATTGATTCTTGATATTGTTTCTTGTATTGACGTTTGATTTTTTTAATGAACTTCATTTGTTTTTCCTTCGCCATCTTTAACGCAAGTGGTTTCAGACTGTCTGTCATCTTAACACCATTCAAATGATCTAGTTCATGTTGAAAAACAACGGCAGGTACACCTTCCATCATTGCTTCATACTCAGTTCCATTTTCATCTGTCCATTGTGCAGTAATCCATGATGAACGTTTTAGATTCAAGAACATACCTGGAAACGACAGACAACCTTCTTTAACATCTTGTGCTTCGTCTGATTCATCAATAATTTTAGGATTGATACAAGTCAAAATTTTTCCATCATGTTGCATAACAAACATACGTTCGAATACACCACACTGATTTGCAGCAAGACCTAAACCGTTATACAATTTCATTGTCATCTTCAATCTTTTTGCAAGGACTGTCAATGTTCCATTTGGAAAGTTACCTGTGTATGTAGGTATCTTTTGTGCCAACATTGGATGATTGTCATCATATAATGGTAGTATTTGTAACTCAGAATCTTGTACTGTATTTTTAATACCTGCTTCGGTATCAATAACAAATGTATCACTCATTTAATTATCCTTGAAAAGTTTTTTACCTTGTCAAACTTTATGACATTAATAAATTTATCGTGTAGAATGTCACCCTTGTGACTAATCACAAATAGATTAACATCTTCCAACATATGAAGTATTTTCATCAGTTCTTCTGTACCACTAGTGTCTAGGCTAGAGTCAAACACTTCATCTAATATTAATAGATTGGTATTGGCAGAGTTCTTTAGTTTTGCAATCGCTCGCCATGTCAACATAAGTGCCATGTCGATACGTTGTTTCTCACCTTCCGAGAAGTTATGGTAACTAAACTCATCTCTGTGTCTAGATTTTATCACTTCCTTGAATGATTCGTCAAGCGTAAAGTTTACAAAGAAGTCTAAACTTGCCAGATATTTGTTTACCAGTTTGTTTATTATAGGAAGATATTGTTTGATGATCTTGGTTTTAATACCAGAATCTTTTAACAATGTTGATGCAACCTCATAATAACTTTTCTCATCTAATAACCGTTTAAGTTCTTCTGTTAAAGACTTCAGGTTATCTTCCAGTTGTTTTAGTTCTGTACTATCTTGTGTGTCTTGTGTGTTCTGTAATTCTTTTATTTCATTCTGCAATCTTTTAATATACTTTTGTACTTCTTTGATTGTAGTATTCTTAGTTGCCATTTCTACTTGCAACTTCTGAATTTCTTTTTGCACCTCTTTGATTGCGTTCAGACGTCCTTGTTCCGCTTCCATTTTGTTTCTAAGGTCTGATAGTCCGGTCTGACAATCTGCAACTTTGACGTTAAGAGATCCAATTTCTGATTCCTTAAACTCCAAGGCAATCTCTTGCCTACAGGTTGGACAACTTCCATTACTCTTGAAGAAATCGATATTTGATAAAAATTTGGATACGTTGCTTTCAATTTGCGATTCAAGTTTCGTGTATTTCTTAATCTTACTCTCAATCTCAGTTTGTGATACAGTAGAGTCGATAAGCCCGGAAATTTTCTGCGATAGCTCAGTAATGTCCGCATGTAGGGTTTGTAGAATTTGAGAATTATTCGATATCTCTGCATCATATTCCTTGATCCTTATTGTACGATCTTCTTTCATTTCATCGTCATGTTGTTTCTTCACTTCATATATCTTCTGATTGACATCAATGTTGTGTTTGGTATTTGATATTAAGTCTTTGTTGTTAGAGAGTTTGTCTTTAACAACAGTGTTCATACTTGAGAAGATTTGAATGTCGAGCAAGTCCTCGATGATGGCACGACGATCAGCAGCAGACAACTGCATGAACGGTGTGAAAGATGCTGAACCAAGAATGACGATCTGTGTGAAAGACTTGTAGTTTAGTTTAAGAATAAACTTCTCTAGATAGTCTTGGTAGTCTCTGACAGAAGCATCCTGATTCAGCAAAACTGAGTCTTGATATATCTCAAAGATGTTGGGTTTGATACCACGAACAATCTTATACGACTTTCCGTTAGTATCAAACTCAACTTCTACTACAGTATCCTTGTTGTTAATTGAGTTTACAAGGTTTGGTTTGTTAATGTTACGAAATGCTTTACCAAACAACGCAAAACACAACGCATCAAGCATTGTAGATTTACCCGATCCATTGTTACCAACGATCAAAGT